ATATCATTGTTCCTGTTCGAGTTTGATTTGTAGCGGAAACCCGTTGTTTCTAGCCAACAACGTGGCTTCAATACCTTTTTGTTCTGCTAACTCAAATGGTAGTGTAATTACCACAGCTGATCCTTTTTCATGAATTTTTTCAGTTAATGCAGTTGCAGATTCGTCGGTGTGTTCAAAAATTATCTTTAAACTCTCAATTACAAATTCCAGTGTGGTTTGATTATCATTTAGATAAATGACATTAAACAATTTGGGCAGTGGCACATCTGTTTTGGGTGCAATTTTTAAGATAGTATCTGTTTTTGTTGACATAATTGTATTTAATTAAAAAGGGGAGTTGCCTCCCCTTTATTGTAACAAAACTCTAATTACTTTGCAAATGTAATTGCAATTTTTTTAGGTTTGTCTTCCTCTGGGATCACTTGTTCAAGAGCAATGGCCAAAATACCGTTTTTAACTGTTGCACCACGAACTTCAATGTGCTCGGCCAGTGGAAATGTGCGTACAAAATTACGTGTACTGATACCTTTGTGTAGGTATTCAATTTCGTCTTTTTTGTCTTGTTCACCTCGGACTGTGAGAACATTATCTTTTAGTTCTACGTCGATTTCGCTTTCGGCAAACCCAGCTACTGCAACTTCAATAACATAGTGAGTATCATCTACTTTGAGTACATTGTGTGGTGGATAATTGCCATCCGTTTTGCTGTTGGCAAAGGTACGATTTAGTTGATCAAACAGGCTGTCAAAGCCAATGGCATGGCGATGAATTTGACTGTGTAATTGGTCTAAATCAATGGTACGAAGTGTAAAGTTTGTCATGTTGTTTTCTCCTTTATTAAGCAAGTTATGACTAAATGTCGTAGCCCGACTATCGGCACTACACATTTATTTATTATACACAAAAAAATTCTTAATACAATCTTTTTGGCAAACTGTCGGCTTCAATTTTCTTTAGCCAACGGCGGCGTGCTTGACTACGTGCTTTTTTGCGGGCAGTAGTAGGTTTTTCGTAGAATTCTCGATCCCGTAAATGTTGCAACAATCCAGTATCCTGGACTTTTTTCTTAAATTTACGTAGGGCTTTGTCCACGTTGTCATATGATACGTAAACTGTTAGTCCACGTTTTTTGTCTCTTGAGTCTAATGTCATAATATTATGTGTAAATTGGTTCGGTGTTATATTTAACAGTTTCCGCGGTTATTTGTATTTTTTTATACCCTGCTTCTTTGATTTCCGTCATTTTATACAAATAGGGTTGCAAAGTGCGTTCTATTACACTTTTTAGTCCTCGTGCTCCGATTTTCATCTCAGCAGATTCTTGGGCGATAGTATATAATGCGTCTGGTGTAAAATCCAGTTGTACCGCATCGGCTTCAAAATAAAATTGCATTTGTTTTACCAAATTATTTTTTGGTTTTGTTAATATAGTTACAAAATCATCTAAGGTTAAATCTTCAATTAGTACCAACACCGGAAAACGTCCAACCAGTTCGGGAATCATTCCATAATGAATAAAGTCTTCCCAGTCTGCTTTGTTAGATTTATTTGTGTTTATTGCTATGCTATGAAACCCCATACTAGTGCCACGTTGTCGTTGTTCTATAACCTTGTTAAGATCACTAAATGCACCACTGGCTATAAACAAAATATTAGTAGTGTTAATTTCAACTTGATCCAAACTTGGATGTTTCTTGTTGTTGCCAATTGGAACTCTACAAACTGTACCTTCAATCAATTTCAACAAGGCTTGTTGTACCCCTTCGCCGGATACATCTCTGGTTATGCTGGGACTTTCAGTTTTGCGTCCAATTTTGTCTATTTCGTCTAAAAATACTATGCCACGTTGACATGCTGTAACATCGTAATTGGCTTCGGCAAACAGTCGGGCTATCATGGTGTCAACATCGTCACCTACATACCCGGCTTCGGTTAAAGTGGTAGCATCAGCAATCACAAACGGCACATTAAGATATCGTGCAATGGTTCGAGCCAACAAGGTTTTGCCTGACCCGGTGGCACCATACATGAGTACATTGCTTTTTTCTAATTCCAATTTGGTTTCAAAAAACACACGTTTATAGTGATTGGTTACTCCTACACTGAGTGCTATTTTGGCTGCTTCTTGCCCTATTACATAAAGATCTAAAAACTGTTTGATTTTAACAGGATCTAGTGCACGATTGATCTTTTTGTCAGACCTAAAAGTATCATTTCGTTCTCGGTTCAATATGCCAGAGCATAGATCAATACATTCATCACAAATTCCGGCATCATTGGCAACAATAAGTTTACCAACTTCGCCTCGACTTTTTCCGCAAAAATTACAATGTATTAGTAGAGTGTTGTCTTTCATTGGCTCTCTGATAGAAGTAATCAAGTACGTTATTGATTCGGTTTGGGTTGCCTAAAAAGTTTTTAGATCCATAGTAGTAACTGTTAGGTTTTGTACAAAGTCTATCTTTGATGCCACTAAGCTCAGACTCTTCAGTATTGACAATGATCGCATGACTACGATTTACTGCATCCTCTAGCCATTTGTTGTTATTCATATCGGCCTTGTACAAATATACATTAAATGATTCGTTATGCCCTGAACATAAAACTGCCAGTGTTTCTACATCAACTGGATCTGCGTCAATAATAGTAACTGTGTGTAAATCGTCGTCAACAAAATCTGGGGGTGTTATAAAATTACTGATCATGTTTTACCTTTGCTAGATATGATTCAATTTGTTCGTGTTCGATATTGGTTAATAACTCTACATCATATTTACCTGTGGCTAATTGTTCGATTAGCCAAGGAATGTATGCTTCGTTGTAAGCATAACTGTCTGTACTATTACGATCTACTTCGACCCATTTTAGTTTGTTCCATTTGAACAAGCGTGGCGGCAAATAATCCACACGCAGATACATATCACCTTTAGCTGGAGTGGACGGAAATGTAGTACCAAATCCAGCAGAAATTTGTTGGTGCAATTCGTTGTCAGCAATGGCATTTAAAAATGGCAATTGTTGAGCATTTTTTTCAGCCAATGGTACCTCTGGATCCATTGGTAATGTGTCATCAACTGCTGATTGTTCTTCTTGTGTTAATGGAAATGTATTGGGTGTTAACGATTCTGTAAATGTATCAAACATCCATCCGGGAGTGTGCGGATTGTTGTCTGATGTAGGCTCAGAGGTTTCAGGTGTATATACCATGGGTGGTTGCTCACTAAAACCTACCCATGGTCTATTCAAATAAGGATGAAGTTCGTACAATGTGGGTTCTGGTATTTCAACTGGATCAACACTAACATCATCCTTTACTGTGCACTCTTTGTTAGGGCAGAATGGGCCTATGCCTGGAGCAATAATTAGCGGCGTTCCACATCGGTAGCAAGGATCAAGTGTGGGATCCGACTCTGGAAACAACGATGATGTGGTTACTGTATTTTCTGGTGGTTCAGGAACAGATTTTCTAAAAGCCTCAAGATATTCTTCAGACGGCAGGCCATCATCTGCTTCGTAGTCTTTTTCTTCCTCAGTTGGCTTCTCGCCGACATCTGCTACATAAGGATCCGGTGTTTCTTCTTTAACTGTTTCTTCCCGTTGTTCACGAATCCAAGCAAATGTCATTTGGCTAGCCAACAACATGACAACTGCCAAGGGATCGAACACTATAACAATCAGGATAATAACCCACGTTACTGCTCGTTCCAAAATATTTGCATCAGGATTTTCACCATAGACGAATGCCGCAATATATTTGATTGGACCTACTTCAGCTTCAACTTTACGATTCTCTGCACGTACAGGTGCCGCTTCGTCATTGAGCTGACTAATTGTTTTCTGGTTCGCTTCGATATCACGGGCAAGAGCCTGACGGTCTTTTTGCTGAGATTTGCGTACAGCGTTTGCTTTATCGGCACCTTTTTCATCTGTGCTTCGGCCCATGATTTGGTCCACAGCCTCATCCATTTGTTTAATTTGCTTGCGGTCAACTTCGATGTTTTCCCGTGCAGTTTTAATCTTCTCATCATATATTGCAATCCGACTTTGTACGTCACCCGATACTAAAGTCTGGTCACTGTGTGCTTTACTTAAAAATCCAAAAATACCCAAACTGGTAATAAACATCAGAATGGCCACTGCGGTTACTGCATAACTTCGCATGAGCCAGGGCAGTCTGGGCCAGTGTGC